ACATCGTATAAAAACTTAACCGCTTTAATTGGTGCGATTGAATACATGTATTTCCACAGGTATCCATCAGATGTTCTGAATGGTTGTGTCGAACGAACATCGGGCTCAACCGTTGATGGTACACCGCCGCCATTATAGAGACACTTGTACACACCAAGATCAGACGTCACACAGTAGAATGGTTTATTCTCCATATTAACTGTATGATCCCAGAAGTCAAATATAGTGCCCGACTCCCAAGTAACACGACGAGTCACGATGGATGCGTTTACCGGTCGAATTCTATCAAGATATAGAATATTGTCCCGAATACGTCGATCGTACTCAGACGTTCGTGGAAATGTATCCAACTCAGGCTCGTCCTCATCGTTCCAAGGATTAATCTTACCGAGGAAAAAGTAGTAATTACTCTCCTCGAAAAAGATATCCTCGTATGTCTGATTTACGAGTGTATTAAAAAAGTCGGATCTAACAGTTGACATTTTAATTAATCGTCACGTTCCAATTGATGGTAAGAATATCGTCGGCTTCCTTATTGATAACCGGGAAGGTTGTCCGACAAAGCATGATGTCGTCTGATTCCCCGTTAAAAATGCCAGCCTCAACGATAGCACCTGTACCAACTCCAGCATCGAACTCAGCAACGTATGTTACAACATTCGATACGACTGTTGAACCATCAAGTGTTACCCGAGCCAATTCGTTTTCAAGTGTGGTATTACCGACCTCAAGGTTCGCGTTCGAATCACCGATAGCCATTTCTGACATAAAAGGTTCGGAATCATCGATCATGCGACGAGCAATAAATTCCTTACCAGTTGTTACGACAATATTACTAAACTGATGCTTTTCCTTTACTGTACCATCAGCCTTCTTGAGTACTACGTCAAGAGTACCGGTGGGTTTAATATCATCATTTACCATTTTCTTTCTAATCTCCTGTTGTAAAATTCTACAATACTATTTATTACGTTACGACTACCAAAGATCCATTTAGTGATATTTCTGCAGAATCAGATATACCACTCGAATACAATTCAGTTTCCTCATAATCTTCTGCAAAATAATCAAAATCATCTGAAAGATGTTTTACTACATCCTTAAAGTCAAAGTCTTGTAGTGCAGTTCTTGTAATTGTAACAGTATATATTTCTTGAGGTTCCGTATAAGCCTCAGCAAAATAATCACCTTTAAAGTTCTTTTTAATACTCTTCTGAGAAATACCCTCATCGGCAGTTGCATTATCACTTGGAACCTTCGTAAGATTAAGAATCTGAGTATCCGTTGATGTTACGGTATCAACCAGTTTCTTATTCAGATTATTAAAGATCTTCTCAAAGACCTCAGCAACATCAAGACGCTGTTTCGTAACACTCTTAATAACAAGAGGATCAACTGCGGCGGCAAAGTCAATAAAGTCGATTTCAATAAACGGCAGTGTAAACGACACATCAACAACAAAGGTATCAAACGTGACCGAATTTTCGTAATTAAAGAACGGCTTTTGGCCGGCGACGTTAAATTCTGGAACAAGATATCTATAATCCGCAGGATCAACTACAGTATTCAATTCATATGAATAGGTTTGATAGAAGAAATTGTCTTGTATCCGAGTAAAGTCCTCGGAAATAATACTCGACAAATCACGCCATTCACCTTCAAGTCTTGCTCGTGGTGCAAAACTCATTACGATTGTAGCTCTTGATTCGAGCCATTCCTCTAAGGTAATATCACTTATCTGATAACTAAATGATTCCTCATCTTGAATATTTTCTACGACTGAACTTGTTGTTGTAAATTCTTCATTACCTACGTAACGAACATTGTCAACATACTCTTCAAGAAAATAGTCTCCAGGAAGAGAAAGACCAGAAACCGAATCCGAAACGCCAACATTTTCAGACGAAATGAGAAGTGAGAATCGAGTACCACCACCAGGAAGTGGCTCCTCGGTTATATTAAATCCTGTGCCGGTCGGTCTTACCGGAAAGGGTGATACCACAAGTGTTGGAGCTGAAGCATGTTCATATCCATACTCGACGATGGATAGATCATTGATACCGCCATCATCATCAACAGAATCGACGCGAATAAGGGTATCACGAATTGTGCCTGGAAATCTGACTACTTGACCGGGTTTCCAGCTATCACCTTTAACGCTTACCGATACTGCAGTTGGTGAGAGAACAACTTCACCAATACAGATTAAATCGCCAGTATTTTTATTCCGAATGACATATTCATCACCGAGGTTAACATTCTCGAATAAAACCTTTTCCGAATAAACTCGAAATAATCCAGGAACTATTTCTTCAAATCTTGACGCGTCAACAAAATTTTCTTCGCCCTTAAAGAGCTGATAAACTTCTATTTCGTCCATCGCGGCGGTGAATCCGCCCTGCGATTCAATCGTAATAAACGATTCTTGGAACCATACAGAATTCGACGGAATTAAAAGCCGCTCGTTTGGATATGATATTTCGACTGGTTCATCAAAGAAAATTCTGAAGAATGTCTTAATTGATTCCGGTGAACCACGTGACTGCCACAGTTCGGATATCTTATTATAAAATAATTTTGGGTCGGCTTCGTATCGACGAGGAACAAAAAGACCAATCTCTTTTTCTATTCTTTTGAGAAACTGCTCTTGCTGAGTCTCAATGAATCTCTGTTCAGGCAGAGTGTTTTGAAAATAAGCGGACTGATTCTGTGTCTCAAGAAAATCAAGATACGCCCGAATAAATTGTACGAGCGCAGGATAGCTTTCCCGAATATGACTCGGGACAAACGTATCGATAAGTGTATCGACGTGAGGGCTGATTTCTGAGTTTATATCAGACATTATTATTATTCGTTCTTGTCAAACGTTCTGTAGTTTGCGCCGGAATCATCCTCACCAGTAATGATCGTGTCGATATAACCTTCAACGCTATATCGATCGCATCGGCAATTAACGGTAAGAATCGTGTTAAATGCTCCCGCAATATCATAAGAGTTTGGAATCGCTTCGATCGAGACCATCGTTCCTTCAAAATCTGTTGGCACAAAATCGGTGAGAATGATCTTATTTTGTTCAATCGTACCGACTCTTCGTTTCACAACCGATTCATTACCCTCGGTTCCCGACACAATAATAACTTCTCTTGTTCCATCATTATTAAGGATATCAGTAAATCGACAATTGTCAACTCCATCGATGGTGAATCTGCTTGATGAACGAATTACGGGACGAGTACCAAAACTTTCAAAAAGATCAACTGAATAATCAAGAGTATAAGTCCGTTTCTCGAATAACGTAGGCACGAATCTTCTTGAGATATACACACGAGCAAAAGAGTTAAGGACAGATTCGTCAGAATTATCGACAGCACGAAGGAAATTTGAATATCGAAATACAGAATCAAATTCATTTAATTCTACATTACTAAATTCGCGAATATTATCGGTGACCTTACTTTCAAGTGCACTCTTCGAAAGATTTGTAAGCGAAGGGTCGTACTTAAAGAAAACCTCAAATGTTATATACAGAAACACCGGATCAATAATCTCTGGTGTAATCGTCGCGACATTCTTCGGACTGATAATGGTGTCGGTAATGAATTCTTTTTCCTCGTTCGTGAGGAACTCAGTATTCTTGGGGTTCACTGAAATAAAGACCTTGCCGTACGCAGGAGGATCATTTTCCTCGCCGCCCCATGCCTTAATTGATCTAAGGTTTGCAAATGACTCTCGTACAATCGCCTCATAATCTCTTGATGTGACAGCGCGATTCTGTGCGGCGTACGAAAGTGGCGCAAGATATTTTATTGATTCGATCGATTGTTTTTCTGCACCGCCACGAGCAGAGTTCACCGTTGATACAGTAATGTCACTGAAACCAGAAATTGAATCGACGGATGTAAAGATTCTTGCACCGTTTGCCGCAGCTTTTTGTGTGACACCAAATTCAATATTGATGACGTTACCATTTTCTAACTGCGTACCCAGGATACCGTCACCAAATGTAATTTCGAAAAGTCCGTCAGGATTTTCGGTAATAAAATACACATTTGAATCTGGTTCAATTGTCGTAAGTGATCGCGCAGGAATAAACGGTGTCGATGTTAATGAAGTCTGTGAATCAAAAACTCTGACAAGAAGTGTCGACGTATCCGCGTTCTCGTTTGGAATCAGATATTTTTCATTTGATTCGGCGTCAAAAATATATTCTGCTGTATTCAACGCGACTTGCTGAATCGGAATATTCTGGAACGAACCTGTCGTCGACGTGTATTCCTCGAGAGTAATAAACGTATACGACGTATTATCAATTTTTGCGCGGAATTTATGTCCGCGAGGAATGATAATTGTTTCTCCTGCAGTTGCATCTGCTACCGTAATATCGATAACAGCGCCAGCAGATGTCGCGGACCGAGGAGTATAACCCAACTGTCGAGCGTGACCTACGACCGAACCACGAAACTGAGCGGTATCAAGAAATGTCTCGTTCAGACCAAGGTTCGCGTTTACCGCATTATAGTGAGTGACATACGAGAGAACATTAACAAGACTTGAGATTGCAGAACCTTCAAAATCATAGTCCTGCAGAGTATCTTGCGAACGAAGAAAGTCCTTTAGGTTATCTCGAATCGATTCAAAATCTATATCTGATACGTCTAATCTTTTTGTTTCGTTCATCGTAGTCTCTCTACTGAAAAGTCAACTGAGGTGGTGACTCTTTCCGGTGAAATAATTTCGAATTCAACGCGGACATTCATCGCGTTACGGTCAGGTGATCCATCAACCACGACACCAAGAAGATTTACGCGCGGTTCATAGTTTCTAAGTGCTGTGCGGATCTGTTCTTCAAGAATGGTTTCAACAATAGGGTCAAAGTTCTCGAATAACTGAGACGTAATATCCGAACCAAAATTTGGATCGAATGGTCTTTCTCCACGATTCGTGAGGAGTATATTGAGTACAGATTGTTTGACCGCCTGTTCATTTTTCTTAAGAGCAACGTCTCCATTCACTGGATTCGCGCGAAACATCAGGTCAAAGTCACTATAAGACTGTTCTCTTGCAACGATTGTACTTGCCATAATGTTATTTATACCTATCCACCGGCAAATACGTTGGGTGATCCGCCTGTCATCGCACCCGCATCCGCTGAATCTCCGACTCGACCGAGCGGTATACCTTCAACAAAAACGCTTGATGACCCTGCATTTAAATTTGCCACATGAGGAACACAAGGAGGTGCAGGTGGAAAGGGGTGTGATACCGTAGGTGCACCCACAACCGCGGCAAGAATACCATTCACAAAAACCGAGCCTTGATTTGCTCCAGCAAGAGTAGTCGAACCCGCGCACCCATGTCCAGTCGAGAGTGGATCACCTATTCTTACAACCGCTGGCATAATTATTCGCCTCCGATAGCAGCCTCATTGGCCGCACCCGGTTCTGGCTGCCCTGAATATTTACCACCATCCGTTGTTGCAAGTTCGATTGTTTTTGTCTCGAACCTCGGTTCGGTCTCGAATGAACTATCTGCCACCGTGACGGTAAAATTTTGTCCCGGTGCGGCGGATGGTAAACTTCTTGGTACGATTGATGCACTCATATTATTATCATTAGTTCATGAAGATGTTAGATGCTGTTTCGGTAAGATTACCGCCAGCCGTATCTGTAATATTCCCAGAGACATTTGTGTCCTCATTGCCTCCGATTGTACGATTTGAATTTGCGGCTACCTCGCGGATATAATCAGCATCAACAATGATCGTTTGATTACCGCCACAATGCAGAGAATTTTCGCCAGTAATCGCGATAGATTGATTTGTATTTACTTCGAGTGCGTCGGATCCATCGACCTTACTTTCTCGGTTACCTCTGACATATTCGTGTTTGTTGCCATCGACCTCGAGAATGTAATCGCCTTGAACCAGCTGGCGCATATTACCCTCGACGGTTACGTTCAGATCGCCTTGGATATACATGTTTTGATCGCGTATTGTCAGAGTATAATTATCACCCACAACCTTTACTGTTGTCGTGCCGTCGTCAAGAATCTCGCGGTACGAACCTGACTGATGCATTTCGGTAATCCGAGTGTTATCAGACGTCGAATCATACTCCTCGATCATACCCGCTTCGTACTCACGGATCGAGTTATACGGATACGCAGATTCTTGTTCACCGCGCAG